CGCGAATGCGTTTGCGTACCGGCGCAGACAGGAATCGGGTTATCTGACCGATGAATTGCACACCAGCCCCGGCGGGGATGTCACCCTAGGCACCATCATGTACGCCGCGTTGCTGTACCGCGAGCGCGGCTCAGCGGATTCGTTTGCATCGTTTGACTCAATGGGGACGTTCCCTGTGCCGTCAGCCCTCGGGCGCATCCTCCAGTTGCTGGGTGTCGGCCGTCCGCAGGTTGCGTAATGGCTGCCACCGGCATCCTGTGGGACGCGGTCAACGCCACCAAAACCGCGCTAGTGGCGCTCAACCTTGGCTACGAGGTTGTGACTGATCCGCGCAACGCTCGACCCATGACGTTGTTTCTGGAACTACCAACCGTGGAAGCGTTTACATACAACGTGGGTGACATCACGCTACGCATCCGTGTTTGCGCCCCACCGCCCGGTAATCAGGACGCGTCAGACTGGCTGCTTACACAAGCCGACAAAATCATGAATTCTGCAATAGCCGTGACAGACCTGCGCCCGTCTGTAATGATTATCGGCGGCGGGCAGGAACTGCCGACATACGACCTCACCGTGCGGGTAGCCGTACGGCGCAACTAGCAAAAGGACAACCATGGCCACCAGCACATTCCTTTCCAACGCCACCGTCAACATCACGCAGGGCGTCACCACCACCGACCTGTCCGATCAGTGCCGTTCCGTCACCGTGACCATCGGCAGTGACCCGCTGGAGTCCACCGCAATGGGCGACACCGGGCACCGTTTCGTCGGCGGCCTCCAGAGCGTCGAGGTCACGCTGGAAATGTTCCTGTCCTACGGCGCATCCGAAGTGGAGGGCATCCTCGCGTCCTGCGTGGGCACCGGCACCACGGTGCTGACCATCAGCCCGTCCGGCACCACAGAGTCCGCCACCAACCCTGAATACGTCATTACCAACGCCATGCTGGAGAACTTCACCCCGATTGCGTCTACCGTCGGGGAACTCGCAATGGTCACCGCCGTCTTTACGGGCGGAACTTGGGTCCGCGACGTCACCTGACCTACACACAACCTAGGGAGAACCAATGCAACTGAACCTGCATGTCACCACCAACGACGGCGACGACTACACAGTTACCACCAACCTGTTCGTGGTGGTCGCATGGGAACGCAAATACAAGCGCAAAGCATCCGAATTGGCTGCCGGCATCGGCGTCGAGGATCTAGCGTTCATGGCATTCGAGTCCTGCAAACAGGCTGGCATCACCGTCCCCGCAGTGTTTGACGACTACGTCAAGAAACTGGCCGCAATTGAGGTTGTGGGGCAGGAACCCGAAAACCCTTCCTAAAAGGCTCGTACCACTACTCGCTAGCCGTGGTGCTTGTCTCTACCGGGTACTGGCCACCGCAGATACCGTTTGAGGGGCGTGACCTAGCCACGGTTGTTACTATCTTGAACGAGCAAGCGAGGAAACAGCGATGACCCCACAAACAAGCATTGAAGTGGTCGGGCTGAAGGACGCGCTCAAAATCCTGAATGCAACTGACAAGAACTTGCGCCGCCAAATCACCAAAGATTTCAAGGAAATCATGGCACCAGTAGTGACGGAAGCAAAACAGTTGGTGCCCGAAAAACCGCCGTTGTCAGGCATGATCCGTGAATGGGAAACCAGATCCGGGGCGACTATTTTGCCGTGGCGATACAACGTAGCAACACGCACAATCGTGCCGTTTACGTCTGGCAAAAAGGTGCGCGACACCGGGCTGGGCTTTCGGCAGAACCTTGCTGTGTTTGGCATGAAATGGACAGGGCCGGAGGCTGCTGTGTTTGACATGGCAGGCAAAGCCAAGTCTGGTTCACCGATGGCACAGGCATTGACTGAAAGGTATGGGTCGCCGTCCCGCGCAATGTGGAAAGCGTACGAACGCAAAGCAAACGACGTGCATGACAAAATACGCGACCTTGTGGACCGTGTAATGCGCGAGGCAAACAGAATGGTAGGGAACATCTAATGGCTATCTCTATCCCCATCATTTCCGAATTTGACGGCAAGGGCGTCAGCAAAGCCATTGCCCAATTCAAGCAGTTAGAGACCACTGGCGAGAAGGCACAGTTTGCGTTGAAGAAGGCTGCATTGCCGGCGGCGGCTGCGGTGGCGGGTTTGGCTGCCGCAATGGGGGACGCGGTAAAGGCCGCCATGGACGACGAAAAGTCCCAGCAGATGCTTGCCCGCCAGTTGAAAGCCACGACCGGGGCGACCGATGACCAAATTAAGAGCGTCGAGAAGTACATAAGCGCTCAGGGCCGCAATCTTGGCATTACGGACGATCAGTTGCGTCCGGCGCTAGCGGGGCTGGTCCGTGTCACTAAGGATGTCAATGAGGCGCAGAACGCTGCCAGCCTTGCCATGGACATTGCCGCCGCCAAGGGTGTCAGCCTTGAGACAGTCAGCAAGGCGCTGGAACGCGCCTATGGCGGCAACACAGCGGCGCTAGCCAAATTGGACCCGTCAGTGCGCGACATGATCAAGGGCGGCGCAACCCTTGAAGAAGTGTTTGCCAAGATGACAGGCACGTTTGGTGGGGCCGCCAAGGAAGCAAGCAACACGGCTGCGGGCGGGTTTGCCAAACTGAAACTGTCCCTCGACGAAACAAAAGAGTCCATTGGGGCGGCGCTGCTCCCGGTGCTTCAGAAGGTGCTGCCGTACTTGCAGAAGGCTGCGGATTGGGCGCAGGACAACCCGAAAGCGTTCACCATCATCGCGGGCACTATTGGCGCTGTCGCCACCGCCATTCTCGCCGTTAACGCGGCTATGGCCTTGAACCCGTTCGGCCTCATTGCGGTCGGTATCGCTGCTCTTGTCACCGGGCTTACGGTTGCGTACACAAAGTTTGAGGGTTTCCGCAACGTTGTCCGCAACGTCGTAAACGGGCTGGCAACCTATTTCGAGTTTATGGCTAACGCATGGATTAAAGCCATCAACCTTGTCATTGCTGGTATCAACCTTGTCAAACCGGGTAGCGACATCAAACCGTTGGGCGCTGTGTCATTTGGGCGGCTTGGCGCAGACGGTGGAGGCACCACGGGCAGCATCCGCGCCATTGAATCCCCCGTCAGCACCACTGGCGGAGGAACGGGGACTGGCACCGCGTTGGGGGCTGGCATTGTTGCTGGCGCCGCCAAAGCCGCTACTGGGGGCGCAACAGCGGCTGCCGCCGCCCCGAAACTGACTGGACCCGATGGCTATGTCGGCCCCGGCTACGGCGAAATCCCCATCTCGATGTTGAGCCTCAACCAGATTGACCCGTCTATTGGTGGCACCATGGGGCAAACCATTGTCAACGTGCAGGTGGATGGTGGTGATCCGCAGTCGGTGGTGGACGCTATCCAGCGGTGGACGCGCCAGAACGGGCCGTTGCCGATTGCGGTGACGTACTAGGCCATGGCTATCCCGTACTGGACGGCTGAACTGCCCGGTCCCGTCTCGATTACGAACATTCAGACGGTGACGGTTACATCGGGGCGTCGAGTGCTGACCGACTTCTACGCTGCGGGCCGTGCCACCATCAACGGACGCCGACCCGATCTGTTGCCCACCATCAACATTGGCGACACTGTCACCTTGCGCTTGTACAACCCGAACACGACCCCTACGTCGTTGGTGGTTCTACCGTTGCGCGTAGCGGACCTTCAGATTACTTACGGCGCAGTGGCCGCAATGGACACTTGGACGCTGTCGCTGGAGGACGCGTTCGCCACGTTGGGGCGGGGCCGTATCACCCGCACATGGTCCGCCGGCACCACAACGGAGGTGGCGTTCGAGGATGTTTGCACTGACCTTGGGTTGAGTTACAACAGTGTCGTGTCGCAGGCACCTAAGACGTTGTCAGCGACCACTGTGACGGACGAGAACGCGTTGAACGTCATGCAAACCATCGTCAACACGGAGCAGGGGTTGCTGTACGCATACAGCACAGGGCTGGCGTTGTACACGCGGGGCTGGCAGCAATACACCACGTTTTACGCGTTCGGGGATGCTGGCGGTGCCAACACGACATACCAGCAGGTCCAGTTCATGTCGATGGCCGACAACTACGCCACCTACGTTTTGGTCACCATCAACGGGGGCACCCCGACGGTGGCGGGCACCGGGGACTATTCGTACCGGCTCGACACCTACGCATTGAACGGATCCGAGGCGTTGTCGGTGGCGCAGTACGTTCAGGGGGCGTTGCAGGACACGACGGCGGTGCCGAACACGTTGTCGGTGCTGTTGAACACGGAAACCTCGACCCGGACGCTGGACGCGATCAACAACCAGTCGGGTGTGACCCTGACGTTGCGGGGCCAGACGTACACCGCCAACATCATCGGCTGGACAATCAGCAGCACCCCAGAGCAAACCCGGGTCACGTTCCAGTTGGCGGGCACGGAGCAATACAACTATTTGGTGTTGAACAACAGTGTTTACGGCACCCTTGATAACAACAGGTTAGGATTCTGAGTATGGCTATCAAGACGTTTTCGGTGGGTGAGGTGTTGACGGCGTCGGATACGAACACGTATTTGGCGAACAGCGGCCTCGTGTACGTCACGCAAGCGTCGTGGACCACAGGCGCGTCCGTGTCCGTAAACAATTGCTTTACCTCGACGTACTCGTCGTACCGTTTGGTCATCCGCAACGCCAAACACGCCACAACCGCAGTCAACCTGCTGTTTCGTTTACGCGCTGGCGGCACCGACAAAGGCACCGATAGTTACTACTACTCGCGCCAATACATTGCGATGGGTGGCGGGTCAGGCGGGTTCGCAGGCGGTAGCAACGCACCCGAAATACAGCCGGGCATTGTCGCCACCACAACCAACCCCGGCAGCGGTGTCATGGATGTTCACGACCCGCAAAAAGCCGCGGTCACGTCTTGCACGTTCCAAGGCATTTGGGCCGTGACCACTGGGGAAACCAGCCAAGGCAGCGGATTTCTCAACAACACAACGTCCTACGACGGCTTCAGCCTTCTTGCAAACACGGGCAACCTTACAGGCTTGACCGTGTACGTCTACGGGTATCGCGAATCATGACACTCCAGAACCCCAGTAAAGCCCTCATCGCCCTTGTCGCCCTGATCTGCATCACCGTCCTAATCGCAGTACGCGC